CGTGGTTAAGTGTATCGTCTATCTCTATAATATGACCACTCTCACTCTCAAACACATGATTGTAAGGATAAACGGCCTGATAAGGTATATCTGGCTGACTCCATGTGTCACTATCTGACGCACTTATAGATGTACTGATATGTTCTTCTACTGGCACCTCATCAAAGTCGGCTGTTGGTACGCCAGTCTTTTTTGTTAACTTACGCAATTCTAAACCTAAATGTGGATTAGCGCTATCATTAGTCGCCAAACGATTAGTATCCACCTCATTCTTATAACGAGGGTATATACCGTTAGGGTCATAGAAACCTTTATTTACATCTGCCAATTCAGACGGCTTGCCTGGTAAACTTCCGATTACCATAGGCTCTTGCATGGCATAACCATCTCTAAAGTAACCAAACACCCATGTGCCTTCAACAATAAAACCAGGAGAAGAACCTAAACCTGATATACCACTAGAAGTAATAGGGTGAATCAATTGCGACCATGGTAAGTCGCTTGTAGGTAAATCATCTTTGTTATCTGTATGAATACCCACACAACGCACTCGCAAACGGCCAAGTTTCTGTGGGTCTTGCCTGTCTTCAACTACGCCGTTGAACCATATAAAGTTATTTTTACCTAAAAAATTATTGTCGTACATTGTTTTTTTACCGATATTTGTCTGCTTTTAATACGCTTGCTATACGCATTTATTTACCATTTCTATTTTGTTTACGCACACCTTGTAAATACTTTGGTGTATAGTCTTTACTCTGCGTCCACTTACTTGCTAACTTGCGTCCATACCTTTTACTGTATGAAATCAATGACTTAATTTTGCGCCAGAAGCTCGTTTGAGGTTCTTTCTGACCACTTGAAGACAATCTGGCCACCTCTGACCTACTCAAAAAGGTGTAACCTTTCAGTTTCTTACTATGTGTTTTCTGAGCGTTTTTACTGTTTTCTCGTTCAGATAACCATATATAGCATTGTCCTAACATATCCGCCTCTACATGTCCTGTTGTAATTGGTCTTACATAATCTACTTGTTGTTGTTTTTTTCTCATATTCCTCATTCTATGGCCAGCTAACCCTTTAGGCGCCGGATTCTCTTAAATTATGAAAGTATTTCACTAGCCCTCTGTATTTTATATATATCGCCGTCCACCGTATTGCCTTTACCTATCTGATTTAATGCGTCTTCCTCTGTCGGATATGGCGTGGAAACAGCGTCCTTGAAACATTTAAGTATCATTTCATGTCTTTGTGATTCTACATTGACCATGTGTTTAATTGCCATTATTACATATCTACCACTTGTATATGGATTCATTTCTACTGTATCACCTGGTCGTTGTACCGGTGATGAAAATGTTATAATATCTCCTGCATTAAGTATTGTGTTACCATATACTAATAATGATAAGTTCATATTACGCATGGCCTGTTTTTGGTGCGTCATCATAGGTAATAACTCACTTGACGGTGTAAATTCATAGTCATTATGTACTTTACTTGTCTCTGTCACCACCATTGTTTTAGCTTCTGATAATTCTGTTAATGATTTATTTGTGTCTGCAAATTTAACACCTTTACCTTTTCCGTCTTGTGGGTATAATAGACCTGCGTCTTCAAATATACTACCTGCCATCTCTGTATGTGCCTGATTTGGTCCTATTTCATTGTAATCATATGTTGTAGTCTTTATTGTCTTATTAAATGCGTCATGTGTAGTCACTTTATTTGCATAGAAACCATTTTGTATATTGTCTAGTGTATCAACAGGTTTGTCAAACTCATATTTAATTACTGTTGATAATCTTCTTTCTAAATCTTTTATCTCTGGTCGTTTTTGGTCTTCCGTGATAGAAGTAATCATTGACATAAACTTCCACTTTGGTTGTGTCTCTGTCAATTGGCCGTCTATTCCCATCATTGACTCTAAACTTCTAAAGTGAAACGCCTCACTTGTCTCAAAGAATTTATATCCTGCGTTTAATCTAAACTTCTTACTCTTTGCCTGACTACACAAGAAATTAATGGCCTGATATGGTTTTAAATTTGGTATTACATACTTGGCATTGGTAGATGTTGGTTCAAAGTAAAATGGTTTTTTAGATTTTAATTTGTTTCTTACTATATCTAATACTGCGTCCTCTACAGGACCTGCATATGCTCTGGATATTCTTGTTGTATTATTATGATACATTTCAGGCGAACAAAAGAATATTTGATACAGTTGTGCTCTCTCATTTTGTGGGTCTTTTCTTACCTTATCAATCTTATATATCTGTAACGGTACACCTGTGTCTTCGCTGTAGTCGTAGCCTGATGTGCCTGGTGAATTAAATTTTAGTGATAGTCTTTCAAGACCAATGATTGGTAATATACTTCTTATATCCTGCATATCATATACGATAGCAGAACCTACTATATTGTTAAGTAAGATATCTTCAGCAATCTCAAAGTTATATAATATACCTCTGATATCTATTCTTCTTGGTAAGGAATCTTCAGCAAATCTGTACGAAATAATTGCTATCTCGTCAAGGTTATACTGACCAACTTTATCAAATACATCTCTATCGGTTTGTGCCATATCATTACTGCGCTATGAGTCTTCTAAACTCATCTATAAAATTATTAAGGTAGTTAGGTTGTAACAATTTAATTTGCCTCTTCTTATCTTGTAATCTTCTTTCGTACTCTACATTTGATACTGATTGAGCACCATCTGTAGTAGCATTAACTTCTACTTTGTGTGAGAAATCTCCTGGACCATCAGCTTTTAATGTACCACTTGATTGTGTTTTCTCATAGTGATGTATGCCGGCAGGATTATCGTATTTGTCTTTTACATATTGTTGAAAGTTATACTCATCTAACGGCCAATCATAATATCTATTGACAATATTATTCATTATACACACGACCCAAAAATACTCTTGGTCGCCATAAACTTTGTATGCAACTGTTTCAGGTGAATCACCCTCTGGTACATCAAATCTATCAAATAAGGCAACATTGTTTGCTATCTTACTTCTAACTTTGACATTTCGCCATATATCGGTAACTTCTTTAGTGTTACTATTAACACCTGTTAAGTTATACTTGACGATAGGAAATTGGTTAAAATATGGCATTATGCTCCTTGTATAATATCATCTTTAGTTAAAATTCTGTCTTCTATAAAGCTAACTGACAATCTTGTGTGTACTGGTTGACCATCATCAAAAAATCTTGGTTCACCGTCAGGTGCATAATCAACATCTACACTTTGACAATAACATGCTGATATTAAATTTAAATTAGAGTTTACTTCACCTCTATTCATATAACTAATTCTAAAATAGTTTGGTAATTCAAATATAGCACCTGCGTCACCTTTTTTACCAGGCGATGAATTATATTTAAATATAGTTATGATATCTTGTACTGCTTTTGCTTCTTTCATATTTCTAGGCCAAAAATCAAATGTGTATGAGAAACTTCTAAAGTCAGGTGAATCGTAAAACTGTTCATTTCTAGGATTTAAGGCATTACCACTTCTCTTTTGTAAAAATCTTACGGGGTCACCTGCACCTGCCATACTAACTAATTCACCTACTAATTTTTTACCTTGTCTGATTGCTATACCTGTAGCACCACTTAACGCTGCCTTAATTTGTTGAGATGACATACTTGTACCGCCACCACCTGCCGGTCCACCACCTTGACCACCTATTTTATCAATACTTCCTTTGATTGCTTCTAAATCACCTGCAACACCGGCTGTATCTCCCTCGTATGATTGAGAATAACTTGCCTTGATAGTATTTGGCATGTATATTGCAATAGCAGCTGTAGTAATTGATTTACTACTTGTTTTTGATGTAATTTTATCTCTCTTTTGTCTACCTGCTGTGTCTAGTAAACCACTTGTTTGTGGACTATATCCTAAAAAACCTGATTCAAATAGCATATAGTGACCAAGACCATTACTACCTAAATCTAACGGATATTGTACAGGATTAAATGATAATGGATTTTCAATCAGTTTTTGTGATGGTGAGTCATCAATATTAAATGGACTCTTTCTTTTTAACTGAGCCGCCACTTTACCTGCGTCTTTAGCACCTGCCTTTTTTGTAAAGTTACCTATTGCGTTAGCAATAAAAGGTGTTGCTAGATTGTTGAGTGAATTTCTAAGCTTACTAAATGCCATGTATAAATAATCCTATTGTTAGTAATATTTATATAGGTTATACAAGTGATATGAGAAAGAGTTATAAAGGTTTATACAGACCAACCAATCCCAAGAAATATGTCGGCGACACCAAAATGATAGTGTATCGTTCACTATTAGAGAGACGATTCATGCGTTATTGTGACTTAAATGATGATATCCTATATTGGGCAAGTGAAGAATTACCAGTTAGATATTATAGCCCGCTAGACAAAAAATATCATAGATACTTTCCTGACTTTGTTGTAAAGACGGTGAATGGTGATAAGTACATGATTGAGATAAAACCCTCCCGACAAGTAGGAAAACCCAAAGCACCAAAACGCAAGACAAAATCTTACATGCGTGAATCATTTGAGTATATCAAAAATCAGGCCAAATGGTCTGCCGCTAAAGTGTATTGTGAAGATAATAATATGAAATTTAAAATTATTACCGAAAAAGATTTGGGACAATATTAAGTAGCACCAACAGCATTCTTTTCAAAGTATGGGTCAATACCTGTATCTAATTTACCTGAATGAACATCTGTGTTACTTGCAACAGAATTAGATGTTGTATTGAAATTATTATTAGTCACATTAATTGGTGGTTCTTTACCCTCTTTAACAGGTGGTAAATCTGCCATTTTAATTTTAGGTGTAACTGTCTTTTCTTCTTTCAATTGTTCTTGTGCTGTAGGGCTTTCACCAGATTTAATTAATTCTGTTGCACCATCTAAATTTTTTAAACTCATCATATCAGAATAATTAGCATTACCAAACATCATTTTAGGATTATCTGTTGGTGTAGAATGTTTTGCCATCAACATAGTTTGTTCTAAATCAAATGGTAAACCTCTTGCTTCAGCGTATGCCTGTATCTTATCTTTATTCTCTGCAATATGTTGAACAATACTTTTAGCTTGAGGTGTTTCATCTTTTGCTAATTCTTTACTACCTTTTGCTATTTCTGTATCTGACGGTGTTGTATCAAACTTAACTTTGTTTTTAATAAAATCTGGTAATGGTAAACTATCAATAATACCATTGATTGCATTTTTAATAGAATCACCAATGCCTGAAAAGAAATCTATAATAGGGTCAAACATACTTGTTACAAAACTCATAATTCTATCTGGTATACCCACTACAAAGTTTTTAACTGCTGTAACTGCGTCTGCAATAGCATTGTAAACAGTATTAAATATGTCACTAACAAATTGTAACATGCCATTGATATCACTAGTTATTTGTTTCTTTGCATTTTCATATGCTGTAACAAAGAAACCTACCACACTATCATATAATCCATTAAACCAATCTTTAATACCTTGTATAGTATCGTTTATAGATTTTACAATACCATCATATATGTCAACAAAGAAATCACCAACTGCTTTTGCTAATGGCGATAATATTTTAATTACCTGCATAAACATTGCTTTTGGTATTGCAATTATGAAATCAAATATGCCACCAAATATAGTAGCTAATCCACCTAAAATATCACCATTAAACATTTGTGTAAAACCATCTACAACTTTTGTTACTGCGTCTATAACAAATGATAATGCTCTACCAACACCTTCTAAAAGATTTTTAATTAAAAAATCACCAACATCTTTTAAAAACGCCATAAGAGGTTGTAATTTTACAATTAATACTTTTATTTTATCAATGGCAGGTGCCAATGCAGCTGCTATCTCATCTGCGTATTTGTAAACTAATGTGAAACCTAATATTAATGCACCGAGAGGACCAAATTTACCAAATAGTTTTACTAGAAGACCACCTTTACTAAAGATTGCCAGTATAGGCGCAAACATTTTTTTAAAGACACCTGCGCCAGGTATTGCACCTAGGAATCCAAACATATTTGTTTCTTTTTTACCTTCTTCAGGTACTTCTATGCCAGCTGAACCAGCAGGCAAACCTTTGTCTTTTTCTTTATCTAATTCAGTTGCGTCTTCTCTTGCTCTTCTATCTTGTAGTTTGTCAAGGCCAAGTGTTTCTCTCATAGTTTTACCTATGTCACTAATACCTCTTAAAGTTTTAACTTGTATGTCTCTGATTTGCTCAAGTATCTGCATTGAGCTATCAGTAGATTCAGCAAGAAGAGTAGTGCTAGAGGCAGCTACTAATGCTGTACCTACAACTTTTTGTTGTTCTTCTACTATTGATAGAGCAGTTCCTAATTTTTGGTCTTCGTCAGCCACTATTTCTTACTCTTACTTGTTCCTGTGTATAGACCAAACCAGGCAGCGCCAGCACCAACAACGATACTGATTAACCCACTCTGTTCCATAGTCGGAGCACCTAAATTCATATACCATATTACGCACTTATACAATAATACAATATAAACTGTTAAAAATAATCTTGGAAATATTCTCCAAGCGTCAACGGCTCTTGCCATATGTATCAATTTTGCATATGGATTTACGCCAAGGTCTTTGATAGAAGTATCTACCTCTAAATCTACAACCACTTTTTGTTTTGGTGTAGCGACTTTTACATCTTTAATAACTTCTTCAGCCATTACTTCCTCTCTCGTTCTCTTTTTTCTTTTTCTTCCTTGATATATGCAATCAACAAGTTTACATATATCTCCCTTTCCCACGGTATCATATCATTTAATTCAGTTAATGAATATTTATGATGTTGCATTAAAGCAAAATTCACCTGATAATGATTTTCAAGCGTGTCATGTGATAGGGCTATCCGAAAAAATCGGAAAGACCTGATAATGTAATCTTACTTTTCACCTTCGTTTTAGGGTTTTCAACTTCAACTTCATGCATTAATTTAGGCATAGTCTCATAAAATTTTTGTATCTTTTTAAAAGACGCACTAGATATACTTTCAATAAACTTATCAAGTTCTTCTTTAGTATAATCTTTTGCTTGATGTATCGTCTCGCCTTCAATAATTTGATAGATACCATCACTAATTACACTAAACAATGCTTTAGTGTCTTGTTTACTATAGTCTTTTGTTGGGTCAACTGAAGCTAATGTAGGGTATTTCATCAATACACTAATTTTTTTATCTTCATCAACCACAATTGTGTTTCGGTGTTCATCATCAACATGAACATCAACAGTAGATAAATCCACCTCAACATCTGCGTAAGTTTTCTTGTCATCTGGACACAAGATTTTTAGATTTGCAATCTCACCTACAGATTTAGACCTGATTTTTAAAAATACATATTCTAAATCAAAAGTAGGAAGTTCATCTACATTTAATTGTCCAAATGTACATACACTTACTATATTTTTTAACGCATTAACAATTTGTTTTTGTTCTTGCGTTTCCATTGCTTGTAATAAGATTTTCTCTTCTTTTACAATAAATGGTCTATACTTTACCGTGACTTCACTTGATGGTAATGTCAATTCAAAAGTATTTGTTTCCAATACTGGCAATGCCATAATATTATCTCCTTGTTATTAACCAAAAGGTGGAAATAATCTTCCACCTGTAACTCTACCAATCGGTAGACTTCTTTTAGTTGCTTGTAGTACATCTCTGCCTGCTCTTCTAAATTCAGGAGGCAATTTACTTAATATACCACCAAACAATCCAAAATCTTTACTTGCTTTTATTGTCGGCTTATCGCCGCTTGCTTGACCTATTGTTGCACCGTTAACTTGGTCTATTGTCAAATTTGCCCATGTTCTAAAGTTAAGTGTAACTGGCACCTCTACGACAGTATTATTACTACCATAAGCATAATCTATCGGACTAATTGTTTGAGGATAAACTTCAAACAATCTTACTGCGTATGTGACTCTAGCGTCATCATCACCTTTTGCGTCAAACTGACCTAATTGAAATATATCAATTGAACCAACATAATCATCATAATATCTCATGTCGTGGGTCTCTGTGCTAAAAATTTGTTTCTGCCAATTTTCCCAAAACATTCTTTGTCTTAAAAACTTATCACCAAAAAATGTCATCTCTATTTCACCACTATAAGAGTATGCATAAGGCATTTCTCTTTTAGGTCCATAATGTCTAACTGATTGTGTATTTACATCTCTACTTGGCATGGTAACTTTGTTACACATCATTTGTATATTTTCTCTCATAGTGCTACCAGTTAATTCGTTAGCATTTGAGTTTCTATGTTCTAATCTTTCTCTTTGCATAGGTGGTCCACCTGGCTCAAGAGTTAGTTTTTG